TTGTACGGTTGCTGTGGCACCAGCACCACCGCCACCACCAGTAATTACAGCATTGGGAGCAGTTGTATATCCACTACCAGGATTGTTGACAGCAATGTTGATTACTCTGCCGTTGAAGATAAACGCAGAAGCAAGTGCTTGTACACCACCAGGAGTAGAAGGGGGATCAATCGTGACGGAAGGAACGACAGTGTAACCAGCACCACCATCTGTTACGGTTACAGTGTTTACTCTCTGCCCAGTTCGGTTGATACCAACACGGGGCAAGGATGTATCAGCGTCAAGTTGAGTTCTGAGAATTTCCTTCTCAGCTGCCCCAACGCCTCCCCTAATTGTTAGTTCATTATCACCGATAAAAGCAGGTTTTGAACCTCTAAAAGTCTCCTTATCGGAATTAATGTTAAAACTCATGGTGCCAACTAGCTCCTAGCCCGTTTATCCTCGTTTATATTTAGCATCAAGCCCAACCGATGCTTACAACTTCAGTAGAAACTGCCCACTTGATATTTGAAGTAGTACCTGCTCTAACTGTAGCGTAGCTAAATCGGTTTGATGCACCTTGTGGTTCGATACTCCAAGTCTGACCAATGGGAATATCATCTTTGATAGCGGTTGTCATTGTAGACATAACCGTCACATTACCAGCACCATCACAAAACGCTACACTCTCTTGTTTTGCTGAGTAGACTACACCCTGTGGGTTGACACCAATGATGTGTCCTGTTATAAAATTGAGTGTAGAATTATCGATGGGAATTTGTGTACCAACAGGATCTAAAGCTAGAACTGCTGTGTTTAGTCCTCTGAGAATGTATCTGGTAATTTTACTATCAGCATACTCAGAATTTTTGATCTCTAAGGTGTTTAGATCCTTAGCATTTCTTAGTTCATCTACAACGGTGGTTTTATCAATAGAAAAACCACCTGTAGAATCAAACTTTTCTAAATTGACTGGCATTTTACTTCTTAGTGATGGTGGATGATACAGTAATATTTACTGTTTCTGTTGGTGCAACATCTGCACCCAACTCGAAGTTGATTCTAACTTCATTCTGTGGAGTAATTTCAAAGGTTGGGATGATGAGTTGTACACCAGTTCTCAAGTTTCCATACTCAGTATGATATACATCAGTTGTATTATTTGTAACACCAAACTCAATAAACTCACTCTCACCTGTTGTTGGGTTGGTTGCAATAACAACTGTCTTGGATCCTGCATTGGTTGCAGTACCATATATGACAGAGTTGCCATTATTAGAAGTACCTTTGACTAGGGAAATCTTCTCTGTTAGAATCTTGACATCAGCAAGTTCAAACTCTTTTAGATCTCCATCAAATACCTTGACTCCAGTGAATGTGCCAGTTCCAAATGTTGTGTTGAAATATACATCACCCTGGTTGTCCAATCTTAGAACAGGGTCTACAGTTAGACCACCAGATAATCCAAGATCAAAGTATTGCTTGGATGTATGTAAGAAGGTAGTGTCTACCGCAGTGTTGTCTAGTGTAGTTTCTGCATTGTTGAATGTCATCAAGTTTGCAGTAATTTCAAACTGGTTGCTTGTCTGAGATCTAATAGTATCTACAGAGAAGAAGTCCATAGCAGTTGTGGTCAACTGTACGGTATTGTTTCCATCATTGTAGAAGTACAGGATGTTCTCATTTGCACCAGGAGATGTCTCTGGGATGATATATGTGTTTTGATCAACGTCTTTGACGCCACCAAGAGATCCCCAGTTAGTTCCATCATAACCTTCATATAGTTGGTCACTGGTGTTGAATCTAATAGAACCAACTTCAGCAGCACCTCTATCTGCTGTAGTACCAGTAGGAATGACCAGTGTTGTATTGGTATCAATCTTGACTTTCTTGCCAGGATTTGGTCTGATTAGAAGATCGTTGACATCAGTAGAGATTACGTTGTCTAAGAATCTTAGTTCTCCACTAACAACCAGTGGAAGACCGCCAAGTTTGCCGATTCTGAGTTCTTCGATATCTTCAAACTCTAGTGGTGCAACAGCAAGACCCCAGAAAGTAAGAACCGCAGAACCATTTGGTTGTGCTCCAGTGGTATGAGTTGGTTCGTTACCAGTAGTAGCAGTTGTACCTGCGGTGGTTACCTCATATAGATTGTTTTTGTACTTGAGATATTGACCTAGTGTTACTGGAACATTAGCATTGTATTGCGTATAAGCAGGTGCCAGAACATTGTTAGAACGAATCTTCTTCATGTTCTGGAACTCCAGGTGCTGTGGAGTTACCTTAATGGTGTTGACATTATCATTGATAAACCATAGTGTGTTATCATTAGCACCGATCGTTTCTTCTGCTAGAATGTAGGTGTTACCGTCTAGGTCTCTAACACCACCAAGCGAAGACCATGTAGTGGTTGATACACTGTATCCTTCATACTGACTTGTTTCTGTATTGAAACGGATACAACCATCTCTTACAATGCCAGGTCCAGGTCTTTCTGAAGTGTTACCAGCAGGAACTGCAAGTGCAGTAACTGTATTTGTATGTACAATTCTACCTAAGTCAGGAACAAGAGTAATATCTTGAGTATTCTGAGATGTGATAGATGTTGTAGCAGATTCAATAAGTAGGTTTGCACCAACACGTAGTTCTGGAGATTCAACATATCCAGTGGTTGTTATGTTACCAGTAGCACCAGTAATAGCGAGTTGGGAACCAAAGTTGAATGCTAGACCAGTGAAATTGATACTGTCTAGTGTTGGTTGCTGAACTGTCAGTTCTAAGTTTCCAGCAGCAGGTTGGAGTAGTGGAGTTGTTACACTAGTAGTAGCAGCAACTGTTGTAGATGCAAGTGCATTGATTGTAGCTTCTGGCGACGAGATATCTTGAGTCGTTAGAAGGTTGCAGGTAAACTCACCTGTCAGGACTTCACCTTTGACAATTTGTTCTGTGGTTACATCAGTAACTAAAATCTCAAGACCAGTACCAAATGTCTTTGGATTATTTGGATCAATAGTTAGAGTTGCTTCATCATTATCATCTCCACCCTCATTGACATGAGCAGGATCCTCTGTAGCACAGTAGTAATACAGAGTTGGGGTGGTTTCAGTAATCTTGATTGTTAGATCTTGATCTGTTCTAGTAACACCCGTAGTGTACTCAGCACCCTTGACAGTTACTACAACATCTCCAGCAGTTGTGGGTGTATTATTAAGTTTCAGTGTGGTTCCGTTTACAACTTCCTCAATTAGAGTTCCATCTGCTAAGATGCCATCACCAGATTCTTTCTCAACTTCCATTCCAGCAAGCATACCAGTCGTGCTTGCAACAATAATATTTTTAGATGTTGTAGAAAGGGTTGTGCTTACACCTTCAAATCTACTTGGACCCCATTGTCCATCTCTAAACTGAGATAGAGCAAAGATGTGTGATCCTAGTGATCCATCTTGTAAATCAAACTGATAAGAGTTACCAGCATACATGGTCCACGATGGTGTCATTTGAGGACCGTTGCCATCGTTTAGATCAATGAAGAATCTATACTCTAGTGTTGCTGTATCAATGTCGTAACCAACAGCAGGAGCACTATCATTTACAAGAACATCTCCATCAGCAAAACCAAAGGTATCGATAACAATATTAGTAATATTGCCGCCAGATGTATTGACTTTTCTAACAGTAACAGGAGTTCCTGCATCGTTTACAGTATCGACTGTTAGGACAATGTTATCTGCAGGAGTAGCACCGCCAACAGCAGCACCAGCAAGGGTAATTGTATCGTTTACTGCGTAGAAAGATCCTTCAGATCCTGTTGTAATAACTGCAGAAAGAACAGCACCTGTGTTGTCTCTTTGTACATCAAATGTAGCACCAGTACCATTTCCAGATGTACTAGTTTGTGCAACTGCAGTATATACACCATCTGCTGCTCCAGCAACTGTTGTAGAAACTGTTACTGTAGATGCAAGGATAGATCCACCAGCATCTCTTACTTGATCTCCTACAGAGAATGTTGCAGCAGGGATTACATTACTTACAAAGTCGATAATATCAACTTCAGCATTTGTTACTGCGTAAACTTCTGGTTGTACAAGGTCAAATGCATTGACTGTCAGTGTATCACCTTGAGAGTATCCATTACCACCATCAATAACAGTTACTTCGCTGATTACACCAAGTGTACCAACTGTATATTGGAATCCTGAACCACCACCATATTCTGGTTCAAAGTTTACAACCATTGCACCAGCAACAATTGGTGCAATAGACAAAGTAACTTCTGTTGCGCTTACAATAGCAGTAACAGTTGTTCCAGCAATAATATTTCCTGTACCACTTACATACACAACTTCCATTCCAGTTGTGATGCCAGAAGTATCTGGTACAGTGAGGTTTGTTAGATTTTGATTTGTAACTCTCAGGTCTGCATTACCAGGAACTGTTGGTGCTTCAGAAATCGTAAACTGAGTTGCGCTATCAACACTAACAACAACAGCTCCACCAGGAATTTGACCAGGATTATTAATATTTTGAATTAGATCAACTGCGTCACCAACTCCAACACCAGCAGTAGAAGGAACAGTAATCTGTGGACTTCCTGCTTCAATCGTAGAAACGGAGATAGCAAGGTCGTTACCACCAGATCCAGGTTGAGCACCAGACTGCCCTCCAAGCGATCCTCCAGGGATATAGAGCGTGTCTCCTGGTAAGTATCCAGAACCAGCATTGACGATGGTTACAGACTCATAGAAAGTGTTTCCACCACCGCTATTGACAACAACGTTTACAGTCAATCCAGAACCATTACTGTTCAGAGTAGAGACTAAAACATTTGAATATGTGGTATTGGGACCAGCAGCATTACCAGTATATTGAATTGCAGTAACACCAGCATTAGATGTAAATGTTACGCCTAAGAATTCAATTTCTCCTCTAGCATATGTGTTGACATTGTTGACCGCAGTTGCTAGTGTGAGTTGATCTCCAGTCTGATATCCTAGACCAAAATCTGCAATACCATCTAACTCATCAATAGATCCAAAGTTTCCACCAAGAGTATAGGCAAAACCAGAACCTTCTACCCCTGCTTGTAAACTGTTAGCATCATAGAGATCTAAAGGATCTACAGACAGAACATCATTTAGTTGATATAGACCATCACCACCATTTGAGATGGTAACCGTCTCAATCTCACCACCAAGTTGATCTACAGTCATAGAGAATCCAGACTGTGATGGACTTGGATCGGTTAGAGTAATCTGACCACCCATATTTGGGTGAACACTGCAATTGTAGTACAGTGTGTTATTATTGGGATTTGTTGGTACTGTAAATGTAATGCGTTTAGTTGTAGCAGCAAACCACCCAGCAAGCCATGCTGTTCCTGTTACTACAGATCCATCCAATTCATAAACAACACCATCTGCTGCATCAATCAGACCATTAGTATCGTTGAGTGCTGTTCCGATGTAGAATGGGTGTGAGACATTGTTAGAATTGTCTACTGTAAAGATATAAGTCTTTCCTTTTAGAAGACTGAAATCTCCACCAAGAGCACCGTCAATAAAATATTTGTTACCCAAAGAAGATGTAATAACAAATGTCTGCGTTCCAGAAGTAGTAATACTTCCAGTTAGAACATCTCCTACAGTATATTGAGAAGTAACTGATACAAACTCACTACTGTCAACTCCACCAAATTGCTGAACACCACCATTTACAACACGAAGGTTACAGAGCATTCCAGCACCATTACCACCTGTCATCGGGATACTCTTCCAGATACCATCTGGATAGTTAGAACCAGATGTGACAGTAGCACCAAACAGACTGACCTCAATCTGTGCTTCCATGCCACTGCCGCTACCACCAGTCAGGGAAACATTATTATATGTTCCAGGATAGTAGTTAATACCAGCATTAGTAACAACACCAGAAATTTGTGGTACTGTGAAATCAATCAGAGCACCACTACCATTGCCACCAAGCAAAGGAATGTTTAGATAAGAACCAGGAGTGTATCCAGTACCACTATTAGAAATAGCACCTTGGAAACCATCAACAGTAATACCTAAGAGAGCAGAGTCGCCAGTACCACCAATAGCAGGGATGTCTGTGTAGTCACCACCATCATAGTTTGTACCAGCATTTGTGATTGACAAGAACAAACTGTCAAGACTGTTCTTCTCAATGATAAAGTCTTTGTAATACTTGGTTGAAGTAGAAGACAAGTCAGCAAGTTTTTTGCTCTGACTTGCAAATCCAAGTACGCCATTACTGGACCTGTAGATACCTAAACTGGAGTCATTTACAAACGCTAGAGATGGCAGAACAACTGTACCATCTCCAAGTTTCAAATTACCAGTAGATAGGTCAGACCCACCACTACTGATTTGGAATAACTGAGAACCGAGTTGATTGATTTTTACCCTTTGTTGTTCAAAGGTATCGGTTCTTGCGACGTTAACTGCTGGCATTTTTGATTAACTCTCTCAGTAGTGATTTTATTTCAGAGATTTCATTCTTCAACATATTTATGTCTTCTAACGCGGAACCGAGATGTTTCGATTTACGTCTTGCATCAATAGCAGAATCGTCGAGATTGATGATGGCACCAGTGTTTTGGTCTCTTACGAGACCATCATGACCTTCAACTTTGATATAACTCATGCGCGGAAATTAGAAGGATGCTACGGCTCTAATGTCTTGAATCTTAGGAACAAACGCGGGATCTACAGATGTCATGACAATTTTGATTGCAAAGGAGGAAAATTCTGGTAGATCTGCTACGCTGTATTTTAGATCCTGATATGCAGATTGCTTCTCAACTACACCAGAGATGGTGTTTTCACTAGTAGCAATTTCTGCTGTATCTGGCATTCCATCTTCATTGAAGAATACCCAATCGATATCCTCAAAGTTTTCTTGACTGGATGCTTTCTTGAATCTGTATAGAACTTTGACATCAGCAATGTCTTTGACATTTGCCAGTAGATGTACATCAATAGAAGTTGCAGGACTGTTGATTGCAATTTCCTTGGTAACATATTTTGCTGCAGCAGATCCATTCTTAGATGTATTCTCTGCAACAAACTCAGTACCATTTGTATAAGTAATTGTTCCAACTTCTAGATATGCTCTTTCGTTGGTCTCATCTGCATCAGGATGCATGATGAAGTCTCCAACACGGAAGATGTCTTTTTGTTGAGCAGTCGCACCCTCAGAATCAAATACTGCTCTAGTAAATTCACTACTATCAATAATTCTAGAAGTATAGTCATTGCCAATAGGTTGTGCATCAACTCTTACTGTCAGTTCTTGTGTCTTACTATTCCAAACAATAGACTTACCAGTGATGATGTTGTAGTATGCTTCTGTTCCGTCAGCAACAGTATTGTAGACACCTACTGGATTGCGTGCTGTAATAGTAGCAGCATCTGCAATGTCAAAGAATAGTTGTGTTGGATTAGAATCAACAACTACTGCAGTTAATGCGGTGTCATCACTGAGAGTTACACCTTCACCTTTCTCGAAGAACTGAGATGTCTTGAGTCTTACGTAAAGAACGTTTCCGTCTACGCGAGCAATGATACCAGATGCCTTGGTTGTGTTACCAACAATAGACTGATTGACGCTGATATCTGCTCCACCTTGACCAGATACTTCAAACTGATATACTGGGAAGAACTTGATAATTTGATCTCTTCTACCATAACGATTTTCTTGTCCTTTAGCATTCTCAACTCTGTTTGTAGAAGTCTTGACAGATGCACTAGCAAGATCAATTACAGGAGATAGATGAGATACAGTGGAAGTCAAAGTCATCTTATAGTTCAGGGAACTTGTAAGATCATTCAGAGTTTCGTTGATATCAGATGCAATAAATTTCTGATTTGTAAAGTAATGAGATTCATTCAAGAATGTTTTCTCGTACTCACTCTGGGAGTACGAAGTATAGTTAGTAGTGGAACTATCTACAGGAACAACATTGGTTGTTTTGACTTCTGTGTTTAGGGTTGTTCCAGTAAACGACAGATAGTGAACCTGTGGATATAGAGTTTCATACTTTCTATTATGGGAAGCATAAACCATATCTCCACCACCAACTGAGTTAGCAGCTGCTTTTGCTACAGTATTGATAGTGTAGTGATCGACACCAGAGTTGGAAACTTGGAACAATCCGTTGTTTAGTGTAGAAGCAGTAATTCCACCAACTGTCTTTGCAGTTCTGTAGAATACATATGAATCTCCACCAGTTTCAAATCCGTTATCTCTGTGAGATACTTTGACGATAGCATTGTTGTTCTTGAATAGTAGGGATGTAGAATTGCTATCAGAACTTGCATTTGTCTCGAATGGATTTTCATCCAATAGTTCATATCCAAGAGAAGCATTTCTTAGTACCAATTCTGCAGGACGCTCAATAGCAAACTCTGCACGATACATGGTGAACTTGAGATCCTCGAAGATATCTTCTGTCCAACTTTCAGTGTTCTGAGATCTGTATACAGAACCCAGTGCTGGTTGGGTGGTGATAACAGTGCTTGTAGCAATGTCAGTCTCACCTAGTCTAGATACCCACATCTCATAATCAACAGAATCAGTTTCAACTACGAGTGCATACTCAGTATCATTCTGTAGATATACTGGATACTCATATCCAAAGTGTGTTGGAGTTGTGGATTCGGTAACACCGTCTCTATCAACAGCAACACCCATTCTTACTGCAGGGGTGTCAATTTCGATGAAAGTCTCAACTTCACATCCACCAGCACCGTTACCAACACCTCTGATAACAACAGAAGGTGCTTCGGTATATCCAAATCCAGGTAGAGAAACTTCTACGTTATAGATTTTACCACCAGAAACATTAATAGATGCTGTAGCAGTAGAACCGCCAGGAAGTTGTGGACTCTCTAGTGTGAGAACAGCACTATCATAGTTAGCACCAGGATCAGTAACTCTGATTCCAGATAGTTTTCCACTGTCCTTAGCAATGCTTAGAACAAAGTCTGTTCCATCAGTAGCATTCGATAGTGTTACGGATGGGATGATCAGGTCTTCGTTTGCAGAGAAAGATCTGCCATTGTGGTTGCTCAAGACTACAGTATAGACTTGCTCATTGGTGAGACTGTATCTACCAGATGCAGTAGCAACTAGTTCTACATTGTTCTTATCAAAGATCTGGAGAATAGGACCAGAAGCAGCAGAAGAAGCACCAGTTACGTTCTCTCCCTTATATACTGACATGTTTCCACTAGCAGTACACTTGAGGAATGTATTTGGAGATAGTACCTTTTCTGTTCCAGGGACAATATTCTTGCCTGGTTTCTCTGCATCTACATTGGTGATGTATGTCTTGACTGGAATGTTGGTGCTCTTCTTATTGAAGTAGAGGTCAACACCAGTAACAAAACAACCACCATCTAGATTCTCAACTTTGAAAGTCTGAGCGAGAGGATTTGGTCTTACTGGATTATCAGTATTGCTCTCGATAAGTTGTACACCCTCGTTCGCTTTGAAGTAGGATGGTTTTGTGGATACAATGCTGGAAGGATTCTGTGGTAGAGTTCCAGAAGCATAGTATTTTACTTCTGCATAAGTATCAACAGTTTCTTTGCTCTCGTTTGTAGCACTAGATGTAAATCTGAATGTTAGTTCACCAGCAGTAAAGTTTACTTCTTCAGCATTAGTGTCATATGCTACAGTATCAACATCTCCACCCCATGTTGCGTTTTGAAGTGGTGGGTGACCAGCAGGTAGAACAATCAGACCACTAGCGTTGCCGTATTCATCAGTGGTTACTGTGCCATTGAAAGCAGACAGAGAGTTACCAGCAATACCACTAAATCTTAGGTCGGGGTTGACCCAACGATTAATATTTCTACCTTCAAGGAATACATTGATCTTAGTGTTTGGTTTTAGTCTACGAATGACAAACTTGACTGGTTTGCTTCTAGCAAAGAATGCTAGAGCAGTAGATACTTGAGTTTCGCCAACACTCTTGGATTGAACGCCTTTTCCGATATCATTGTTTTGTGGACTGATGTTAGAAGAACTTCCAACAGATGCACTAGCAACAGAAGAAATTGCATCTTGAGTATTCAGTTCGCCAAGAGAATTGATAGAAGTAAATGCAGGTGAAGTTCCTACCCAGTTTACAACGAAAGAGTTGTGGAGACTTGATAGACTCTCTTTTACATTTTCTTTTGCAAGGAAAATTGTATATAGATTGGTGTTTGTATCTACAACTAATGGTTCTTGTGAATCATCATACCACTGATCGATAGATGGAGAAACCTCACCATCACCAACATACTGTAGAACAACAAATGGATTTGGATTTAGAGTCTTGGAAGCAAAATCATTTCCTAGTAGTTCTAGACTTCCATATGGCAAAGTAACAATATTGCCAGATCTGGTGTATCCAGAAACAGATCTTTGATCATTTCTAGTATTAACTTCTACAAGATCAATAGAATCTTCTTTAGACTGTGGTCTTAGTGTAGACTGTCTGCTGTCGATAGAACATCTGTAGTCCAGAGAATTCAGGTTGCCAACTCTATGTGCCTCAAAATTATCGACAAAGAATCCAGACTTGAATCTGTCAAGTCCAATTTCATCTTTGACTTGCATATTGAGAGCTTGTTGCTCCAGGATGCTTAGTGTGGTATAGTATTCGAGACGCTCAATGCGCTTCTCCAACTTACCAATATCACGCATCGTGTAGCGTCTATTGTCAACGGGGGTAATTCTTACATCCTTACTATCTTTTGTGAATGCAGGAATGTATGCATAGAAGAGAGGAACTGCATCCTCAATAGGATCTGGTTTGGTTGGATTGAGAGAAGAGTTACCTTCTTTGACTACAAAGTTACCTTTTTTGTCTAGGAAAATACCATCAATACGATCTAGATATTGTACTTGACTGAAGGAGAAAGTGTATTCAATATTATTATCTGGAGCAGGAGTGCTAGAAACAACAGCACCAGAACCAGCAAACGAACCAGATACTGACGCAAGACTTGTGTTGTTCTGGAAACCAGAAATAATAGTATTGGAATCTACCTTAGGTCTAAAGTCTAGTACATTCTTGAGTTCTACTACTTTATGAACAGAAGAATTGAATGTAGGAATCTCATCTTCGGGAACACCTGCTTCATGCAAGTAACTATCAATGGTGCAGAAATCTCCTTGAGAATGTACAAAATAATCAAAAGCGATTACTAACTGACCACTAGTAGGTTCAAATCCTGGTTTTAGAACAAGTCTAGAAACATCATAAACAGTGTCTCTTTGACCATTATCAAACGTAAACTTGTTAGTTACATCTGTACCAGAAATTAGATTGCCTGCGCTATCAAGTTCAGGTGGTTGAGAAGAAGTTCCCTCATATACATATCTCAATTTGAAAGCATCAGAATAAGAGATAGTCTCAACTGCTTTGGTATCATAGTCAGATCCTCTGAATGGAACTATACGATCACCAGCAGAAGCAACTGTGATTCTCTTGTTTCTAATTGCTGTCTTCAACCTTGGTTTAGCATTGCTAACCTCAACAGTTGCTGTGAGTTTTAGTTTAGGATAGGTTCCGTTGGAAGGAATTGTACCAAAATAAGTTGGTGGAAGTTGTAGACTGATACTTCCAGAAGTTAGACCACTGCTTGTATCTGTCTTAGAAGTAATGTCTACTTGATCGGCATCAACATACAGAATATCACCAATCGCAATATTAGGTGCATCACCAGGATCGAGAACTGTAATCATAAAGTTCTCTTTGGTGTATGCAGCAAATCTCTGTGTTCCGAATGGAAGTTGTGCTTTGAATGTAATTGCGTTAGGATCACCAGAAGCAGTAGTAACAAAATCTCTACGGAAGTAGTATTTGATTTTGCTTTCTTCGTCACTATATGCTAGTTGAGATACTTGCTTGCTTCCAGTTGGGAAGATTAGTGTGCCACTGTTAGTATTGGCAACTCTAGGACGCAAACGAACGATGCTAGTATTAGTTACTGGTCCTGGTAGAGCGGTATCAAAATAAACTCTAGTTTTGAATGGTCCATCTTGCTCAGTTGCATACTGAACAATTGCTCTTACTAGATTATTGTTATCATCAGAGAACTGTACCAGATCTCCTTGCTGTAGAAGAGTGGATGCATCTGCACTGAAACTTGTAGATTCAATGAAGTTAGATCCTTGAGATCCGAAGAAGGTAAAGTCAGTAACGGATTTAATTTCAGAATAAGTCTGACTATCTACAACAACATCAGCACTGAAGTTGTTGGAGTTACCAGAACCATAACTGCAACCAAGAGACTTGACGTTCTGTGGTGTGTAAGTTGTTACACTGTTTCTGAATAGAACAGGGACAACTGCTGCAGCAGAGTTTGGAGCACCAGCAGCATCTGGATTTTTGACAGTTACAGCAGGTGGTTGTGCATACTCTAGAGATACTGCGTTTCTATCTGCAATAATTGCTTTGAATATCTTACCATCATTAGTCTTAGAAATTGCAATCTTAGAAGAATCAAATTCGAGACCATTGATCAGAAGAGTCACACCGTCTGCATAACCCAATCCTCTGTTTTGTACAACGAAGTGGGAAATAGTATTGTCTTTGGCAATTCTGGCAGTGTTTCCATCTTCATCTCTAATTGTTTCTCCAGAAAGGAATCTTCCAGAAAGAGTTTTCAGATATAAAAGTTGTCCAATAGAATAGACACCAGTATCAGATCCTTCTACAACACCATATGCATTGCTTTCTAATCCAAACACATACTTACCTGCTTGGAATGCACCAGATCCACTAGGAACAGCATCTAGTTGAACCTTTGTAAAGAAAGATGGATCAAAGTAAGACAATCCAAAGATGGAATTGTAAGTAGCATCACCATTTGCCAAACGACCTTTGGAAAGAATGATGTCAGAATCTTCGTTGAATCCAGATCCTGCTTTCTGTAGTACAAAGTTGCTTGGTTTTGCTTTACCGATGACAGGAGTAATAGTATCACTGTAATCTACAATAAAACCAAATTCATTTGTATTGTTAGAAGCATCTGCCTCGGTCAAGAAGATTTTTCTCTTATATTCAGAATCAGAATCATCATACTCTAGTAAGAGTTGTTCTAGTTCATCTTTTCTACCAGAGACAGTGAGTTCTAAGAACTGCACAGATTCTGATGGATTGATTAGTGGTTTATTAGTCGTAGCAAATGACAGAGATTTGAAACTTGCAATAGCAGTAGGTGTTCCAACGTCACTTCTAGTCTTAATAAAGAATAGTTCAGAGAATTGAGAATCAAAAGTTGCGTCAGTTACTGCACCAATAAGAGTTACAGTATTTGTAATTTGCAAAGTGATAGACTTGATACCATCATCTACACTGAATACTTCGCCTCTTCTGTTGATAGTTTGTCTGTGGTCACTTGGAAGTTCTGTATCATTTAGACCAATAGATCCATCGTTGAAAGATGCATAGAAGAATAGATCTGGATATGCTGTAAGTTCGGATCCTTCCTTGTTCAGAGGAACACTACCGAATACGTTTGTAATGCTGTAAGTTGGCAGACCTTTTGTTTTCAGAGTTACGTTGTCTGAAGAAAGACTTTCTCTTGCTTTACTGATATCAAGATACTTAGTTTCTTTGTTGACAATTTCATATCCCTTGACATATGCTTTACCAGGACCAATGGTTGCAACCATCTTCCTAGAAGCATCAGTAGAACTTAAATTGTTATACAGACCAAATTCATCTGCAGCATAGATACCACGGTTGCCATCTTTCTGAGCATACTCTCTAATATCTACAGCAAAGTTGTCTACAACGTAGTCTCCACTTTCATCAAATGTTCTACGTGCTAAAGTTTGCTCAAGAACACTGAAGTCTGTTCCTTGGATCTTTCTTTGAATTTGACCTCTGGATACAGTAAGTAACTGAATAAAGTTCTTATCTGTAATTGCATTCAATGCAAATTCTTTTAGTTCTAGACTAATCTTCAGTCTATGACCACCAGGAGCAGTGTAGTTAGAAGAACCAATTGCATTGTCATACAGAGATGCATCTTCTTCTGGAGTTACAATAGACTCTTTGATTGTAAATCCAACTTTTGCAGAAGGTTTGTTGTAATATTCGTCGATAATAAGGAGTTGCTCGTCATTACGAACAAAGTAACCATTGACAAAATAAATGCCTTCTTGTACTTTTACAGCAGAACCATAACCCATTGCAGGACTGTCAATGGATGTTACTTCTTGTGTGTCGGGATTTGTGACTTGGATGCTAGTTGGTAGAACACTACCGTCTGTACCGACAACTAGAAGTGGTGTGTTGACACCATCAACAACCTCTAGGGTTTCGCCTTGCCTAAAAGTTTCTTCTGTGTTAGAGTTACCACTGTTGATATAATTTACATAAACAGTATCAGCACTAGAGTCAGTTGCAAGTCTTGCTGCTAGAACTGTTGCTGTTACACCAGATGTCAGACCATTCAGCTGCTGTCCAACTAACTGTGTAATATCATACTTTTTATATACAATGTCATTGCCTTCACCTACTGCTACTTCGGATACAGAAGACAATTTTACATAATCTAATTTTGTGTTTAGTCCCACTTCACCAGGGATGACCAATTCCCCTTGTTTAAATGCGTACTTACCAAAAGATTCAATCTGATTCTGAAGAATCGATTGAACCTGGGTTAATTCTCTACCTTGAATCGAGTAACCAGGACGGAATAGAATCTTATAAAAATTCTTGTTCGCGTCGAAGTCCTCGTAATAAGGATTTACATTAAGGTTAGTCTTTTGTGGCATTGTACTCCGCCAAATACTAGCATCTTGTCCCTAGTATTTAGCGGAGTAAAAAAGAAATCAGAACTCGATTACTAGTTTGATATCTTCGATCTGGTCAGGAGCACGGGTGATGAGACGACGGTTCTCGATGTAGATTACATTACCCGAGTTGTTCTCGATCTCTGGATTAGCAAGACCTGCAGCGAAGGTAGAACCTAGAAGTGCAGAAGCGTAACCAGTGTCAACGTTACCAGATGCAGCAGATGCCTCACCAGTAATTGCGTTAGCACCATTGCTCTCGAATGCTCTTACAACACCCTGATCAGTGTGTGCATCAGAGGTTTGGATGTACTTGAGAACACCAGCGGTAGTAGAACCACTGTCAAGTGTCCAAGAAACAACAGTACCTCTTGCAGTACCACCAGTTACAGTTTGAACAATCGTCTCGTCAACGTTGTAATCAGCAGTAGCACCAGTGATCTTGATTGCCTTTAGACCAGAGAGGGTATCAGCAGTTGCAAAGGAAGTTGTGCCATAGTTGTATGGGTCAGCAACGATACCGATGCGGCGGAAATCGTTGTCAACAGGGAAGTCACCAGAACCTTCAGCATAGGTTAGACGGATGTTTGTCATCACGCGCTTACCATTAAGTTCTGTTTCATGGTCGGAACCATGACCACCCAAAGGAGGTAGAACAACTTCAATAGCACCAGTTGCACCACTAGCAGTAGCAACTGCAGAGGTTAGACCAGCATCAGAGAAGAGGTTGCCATTGCTAAGGAGGACATTAGCATAGGTGTAACCAGATCCACGTGCTTGAATAGCTGCGGAAGTGATACCACCAGCACCATTTGTTACAAATTGTACAACACCACCAGTTCCATCACCCTTGATGGAAGTGTATAGTGTCTGAGAAGCAGGAAGACCTGCACCAGTGTCTTCGATTAGTGCAACGTCACATGCACCAGCAACAGCAGCAGAAACAACGTTTGTTCTAGAAGTGTTGCCAGGAAGAACGATTGGCATGAAGTCAGAAGAGAGGAACTTCAGAACATCATCGGTTGGGATGGTGTACATGTACTTCCAGATGTAACCAGCACCAGTAGTCTCAGTATAGAGACCAGTAGCAGCATCATAGTTTGCACCTGCTACAGTTGGTTCTTCGGTCGCATTCTGACCAGTGCTGTTAGAAGGATTCTCTCCATTGTAGAGACACTTGAATACTTCATATGCAGAGTTCATTACGTAGAACTTAGCATCAGCAATGCTTGTAGCGCCAGTTGCAGTTGCCTTACCAATCTGACCACCGCCACCTGGGGTATCAGAATAGTCAGGTTTCCACATGTCGAACTTAGGGTTAGCAACTAGATCCCAGTTGTAACGGCGAACGACAGTTCTTGCAAAGGCATCAGTGATACGCTTAGCAGCGATGATTTCGTCGTAGAGACCAACCTTTTCTGTTTGGTTATCGAGAGGCAGAGGGGGAACGTTCTCATCTGCGTAACGATATACACCAGAGACTGCAGTAGCACCAGTATCGGATCCACCTGCACCACCAGTTCTACACTTCAGTGCAGTTCCTAGAGGAGGAGCAGAGTTAACACCATTGCTGCCA